CCCCAATGGGGGGTCTCTGGGGTCTGTTGTCTCATGCAGCACTAGTGCCACATTTGAAAGTGTCCCTTACGGGTCACTCCATCTGTCAACCAGTTTCCTGGATGAACATCATGCTTCAGGGTTCAGCGTTACTGTCCAATCTAATCGTTTTACGACTGGGTCAAGTTCAGTGCGACTACTTCAACTTCCACCGTTTCGGTTTCTATTGGTTTCTTGAATGATTCCACTAGCTTCTTGTAACGGTCTCCGATGAATACGATGGTTTTGCCATCTTTCGTCGTGTCGCCCCTCAGTGCAATGAGCTTTTGGCTCGCTGCATGTGAAGACGACAACTTGGCTGTGAGAATCAACAGTTGCCGGATATTCTCCGGTAGGCTGCTGAGATCCACTTCCATATCGATCGACTTGAACGGCTCCGATCCATCTCGTCCTAGGACGTGGTGGAAAACGAGGGTCGATGTTTTCGAATCGTATCTAACCATTGGGTTTCCTTTTGGATTAGACTTGGGTTTCACAGGAGTTTTATCTCTTGTGCGATTCCGAGGACTCGGCACAGGCTGTGGAGATTTCTTTAAGGAACTCTCTCCAGTCTGTGTAATAGTCTTTGTACTGCGAGTGGAATTGGGAGTCATGACTCTTTCTTTCATTTTGTTTTACTGTAAAATGGGGACCATCATCGATTGTTAAAGTCGACGGTGTCTCCCTGTGATCTATGTATCCCATCCCGTTTAACGGGGTTGTGAATGCATATTGCGAACAGCTCTGATCGCTTGTTTGAAGCGACCAAGCTTTATCTTGCAGAGAAACCCATCCTTGGGTTGGTCTAACAAGAGGGCAACATTCTGGATTGGGGGTGACCCCATTCTCAGCCATGTTACGTGTCGGAAGATGCGTCATCATGTTTATGTGAGTATTCGCACCCAGGTGAGTCTGAATTTCAGACAATCCTAAGAGAGATATCGTCTTTGTATTTAGTTCGAGGATTTTGTCCTTTAACTCTAACAAAGCTTTTGTCTCTGTATGGCCTCCTTTTGGAGCCACGCCGTGGAATGAAGATAAGTCAGACTTCAGCATTGCGCTAGCCATCCTACTCAGGTTAAACTGAGATAAGAGCTTAGCGTTGCTCATGCCTTTGGGTCTTAGACCAAGACCTCCGAAGTACTCTGGTAAGAAACAGGTGAGAGAAAACTCTCTCTGTTTTCCGTCCAGGACCTCGATGGCTTCTTGACCATAGAACGCAATTGCGCGGACTACTTGATCAGGATGACCAAGCAGCTTTACCTTCATGGAGGGATTAACTCCTCCAGGTAGGATAAGCTTACCCAAGAATTCTGCGATTTCCGCAGAGATGACAGATTTACTGTGGTTAATTGTAACTCCAGCGCATCCAGTCATAAATTCTGAATAAGCCATCGCAAGGGCGTGATCGGCAATGACTACGTCATCACCGACTACGCGCCATAAACCTGTTCTGTTTTCATCTAAACAATCCAGGATCATTGCGTGGCTAATCGTTGCTAAGTGGAAGGATGGACCATACCCTAAAGGTTGGCCTACCCCCCACCGCACCGTTCGCCCCAACATAGGCGCATACCAGTCCTTTTTCATGATAACGTCAAAAGCGTCCATGTCAAAGTCATTGGTAATTCCCTTCTCTCGCAACTGCAGGAGTGCAAACTCTTGGAGTGCAAGGGGGAACCGGTCAGTGAACGACGTACAGTCATAGGAATATACAGTACGTTTTTCACTTAACCACTTGAAGACATCTTCGCGGCCACCATCGTGGTCCTCGCTGAATATCTTTTGTGGATATGCCATCTGACTGTAAGCATAAAGCTTATCCTTCAGTGGCTCTCCGAGGACTTGCAAGGAGAGTAATGGGTTCGCAATCCATCTCACCTTACATCCACCCTCTTGAATCGCAGCGAGTGCACCAGCTGGTGCATCAACTAGCTTTTCATACCTCTCGATGAACGGATAACTTTCGTTTCCGATCCATCGTAAGGACACTTCCTCTGGGTATTTTTCCCAGAGTGCATGGGCCGCTCGATCGTAAGAGAAATACTCTTCGAAATCGAAACATAGCTCATCGTATCGCGTATGAGTACCTCCGAAAGTCCATGACTTTTCGGTCTCAAACGTGAAGTACGGACCAGTCTTGGTTCCACCGATGAAATTCATTAGTGTCCGAGATTTCTGGCCGATCTCCTGAAGATGTAAAACCTCTTTAGGATGTATTGACCTCACTTGGAAAGTTTTGATCCTTTCCAATAAAGATGCAATAGACACTGATGGTGGAAGTTCAATAGCTTTCACCATCTTGTCCTCTTGTACCTTGCTTAGAGTATTGAGCTCCAAAACTTGATACAGACGCAGGAAGGCTTCAACGAGTTTTAAATTCGTTGCGGCATTCATGAACATACTATGGATGAGACCGTCCGCAAAGATAGTCTTTCCTTTTCTGTTCATACGTGTTGCCCATCCAGGAGGAACTTTATAGTCACTCTTGGTGGCCAACATTTGAATGAGAGCAGCCTTGAGGTTTTTAAACCTCGTGACTGTCCATTCTGGACCGCTATCTCGGTTCCACTTCTCGACAAGTCGTGTTACACGATTTGCCTCTGAAGTTGAAACTCCAATAGCCAGTAAGTGCTGGCAAACTCGACTTGGTATTGAACTTTCGTTCTTTAACTTTGTCATTAACTGACCTCTCTTTAGTGAGATTTGGTTTAGAGTATAGGTATTTTCTGACCTACTTCATTTAGCGTGGCC